GGAAGTGGGCGAAGTGGAAGAGGAAGAGGAAGAGGAAGAGGAAGAGGAAGAGGAAGAAATCCAGCAGCAATACCGTGGTTTGTCAGTGCTGCTTGGCTCTGATGTATTGGATCGTGAGGCATCAAACGCTATCTGGCGTGGGTTCGTCGACAATAAACAGGCACCTTTAGAACGTGCACTACAGATGACCCTAAGACGATACTTGAAGGGGTATGCAGCTAGGATTGCGGCAAAGCTACCAAAAGTAATTGGCAAGAAGGCTGTTGGTGGTGGTCTCATGTTGAAGGCTACTACCGAGGATTGGATCGTCGACCTGTTGGACAAAGCTGCCGAGAATCAACGAATAACCGATGCTGTGTCGCCGGTTATAGGTTCCTCCATGGAGGATATATGGCGTGCAGCAGCAGAGGATATGCCACCAGATTTTGATCTTGGTGTGGATCGTGATTGGATCGCATACGCTACGAGGACACAGATCGGAAACATGATTACCAATATTTCCTCTGAGACAGAACGAGCAGTACAAGAAAAGATTGCACGTGGCTTAGAAGAGGGTATGTCAGTAAATGAAATTCAGGGATTGGTGATGAATAGTCGTGCATTTTCGGCTGCTCGTGCACTTAGAATAGCGAGAACCGAGAGTACGAAATCAGTAAATATGGCTGGTATACAAGCTTGGGAGACAGCTGCCACAGGTGATCAATCAGTAGAATTCGTTTGGCTTACTGCTGGTGATGAGCACGTCAGAGACACCCATAAAAGACTGAACGGTAAGGTTCGTGGTGCTGATGGTAAGTGGCATATTGGTACGGACAAAGCCGAATTTCCGGGTGGTTTCGGATATGCATCTAATTCAGTAAATTGCAGGTGTACATACCTGCCAAGGATAAAATAATGGGGTCTCCACGCATATATCGAATGATGCAAACAAAAGCATCCACTGAGGGTAGTACAACAACCGTTATTGCTAGTACACCCGGCAGTGATAGATATGATGATGTGGTAGCACCAAGCTGGAATCTGGAGAGGTATAAATCAAATCCAATCGTTGTATGGGGCCATGACTATACGCAATTGCCCGTTGGCAAGACGATGAGTCTGGATATGGATGGTGACAACCTCGTAGCCCAGATTAAGTGGGACGATAACCCTTCCAACCCCATGGGAGAGACTATTGCCAGACAATTTAGAGAGGGGTTTCTATCTGCCGTTAGTGTTGGTTTTGCACCGGGCAAGTCAACACCACGTAAGAGTCTACCAAAAGACCATACGGCCTATTCTCAAAAAGGTATGTATTTTGAGTCTAATGAGCTTTTAGAAATTAGTGCAGTGCCCATACCGGCTAATGCAGAAGCATTGGCTTTACGTGGTGTGGGTCTCCCGGCCACGCATCGGCACCTGCTAGAAGTGGTCGAAGAGGAAGATACTATCACCATCACCTTTGGCAAATCTGATGATTGGGCTGGATTTACACCCTTGGAAGGTGGCGAAGAAGAACCCATTGAGGAGGCCGGCCCACCCGATGATGAAGAAGAGGACGAATATAATGCCTTTGGTGAGGAAGAAGAGGACGAAGAAGAAGAAGAAGACGAATTGAGGTCAATGGACGCAAAAGTCCGTACTTCCATATTGCGACTAGCAGCCACTGACGAAGTGGTACAACGAATTTTGTTTAGTGACAACCAACCCGAAACGCCGACAGGCGATATCAATTCAATAACATCCCTATTTGGCATCAAATAGTTACAAGGAGACATTCAATGTCTGATCCCACACACGAAAAGCTGGACCTCAGCACACCCGAACGAGCAACCAAGGCACTGCACGATTTGCATGCCGAGCAAAAGCGCTTGAAGGATGCGAACAGAGATCTAAACGAAAACATCGATAAGAAGGCCAGTGCACTGAAGGAAATTCAGCAGCGTATGTCCGAGATGGAATCTGCCAAAGGTGGAAATCGGGCAGTTAGCTCTAATTCCTCTCTTAATAAATACATGCGTCAAGATGGTACCATTCGCGCACGTGGTGAGACCAGCACGACCATGGCATATCAACCCGGTTTGCTGGATGATGCTCCTGTCTGTGATTGGCAACAAGATCTGCAAAATGCTGTGGATGATTACAACATGGTTCGTTCGATGTCAAAGTCTGGGCGTGCCCCAAAATCCCATGCACGCGTGCAAGAGATTATGTCAAAGGCACCTGGCGAGGTACAACGTATATTTGCTGATGCGTCGGGCGTTGGTGCGGAGTGGATTCCAGACGTAATGTTGCCAAGGCTTGAGCGTGATCTAGTCATGAATCGACGCGTGGCATCTTTGTTCCAAACCATTCCCATGCAAAACAAGAATGAAATTCTGCCATTCTTGTCTACTGGTTTTCGGCCATACATCAAGGCAGCTGCATCAGGAGATGACCCAGCACAGTATACTTCTAGTAGTATGACCACTGCGCAGCGTACGATCACAGCAACCGGTTTTGCTGTGCGGTCACAGGTAGATGAAGACGCTGCCGAAGATTCAATCGTCAATGCCCTGCCACTAATCAGGTCAGAGCTAGTATCGGCTCTGGTCGATGGAGAGGAAGATGCAATCATCAACGGTTGCACGGGTACGCATGCTGACACTGCCCTTGCGTCATGGGATGCACGGTCTCGCTGGGGTACATCTGGATTGGGATCATCATCGGATCACAGACGGGCTTGGATGGGTCTCCGCCATCGCGCACTAAGTGCCAGCTATGCAAACAACAGCACCGATCGTAGTGCTGCCTTCACAGTCGATCACTTGATTGCGGATCTTGCAAAGCTTGCTTCACCGCATGGTGTTGCTGGTGATTGTGTCATTATTTGTAGCCCAGAAGTCTATCTATCAGATCTTCTGCCTATGGATGATGTCTTGACTATGGACAAATTTGGGCCAACGGCGCCTATTGTAAATGGTCAGCTTGCACAGGTAATTGGGCTTCCAATCGTGATGAGTGAATTCTTGACTTCTGATCTTCAGACATCTGGCAAATTCACGACCGCTGGGGGTGCCACTTCCAGTATGCTGATTGTAAATACTGCGCGCTACAAAATCGGGTCACTCCGTGGCGCCGGTGTTGAAGTAGCGAAGGATATCACACGTGGTGTACATGAGATGGTAAGCACTGTGCGATCCACCTTTTATACACTTGACGAAGACGATAAGAAGAATCTGCATCTCGCATTCAACATGGCCACTTGATAGCCACCACCACCCAAATATCCTGAGGATATAATACTATGTCTACACCTGATCTACTTTCAACCTCCTATTCTCTCGGTGAGAAGACAGGAACCACGACCTTTTATATGGGTCATGGTCGTACTGGTGAATGGAAATTGACCGGTCTGTCACTCGTGCCAACGCAGGCTATCTCCGCTGATGGTTCAAACAAATTCGTGATCGCAGTCACTGAGACTGCCGGTTCTGGCACTGTTTGTACTTCGTTTGACACATCATCCACTGCGCTAGTCGCTGGCACTGGTGTCCAATTCACCATGACCACCACGGCTGGTACTGATGCTGAATTCGGACCGACCGACAGCATCAAGCTCGTTTGCACTGAGACCGGGACTGCTACTCTGGATGCCGTGTTTTATGCCCATTGGCAGAAGGTACGTGCATGATGTTGCTACTGTTCACGGGTGGTGATCTGGGGACAGTATACCGTGGTGGGCGGGTCGGGGTTTTGCAACCTTGGCCTGCCAACCAGCAGCGTGAAGTACCCAAGGAGACAGCAGAATACCTGCTTTCTACCTTTCCTGGATGCTTCGAGGTAGTCAAACCTGCTGTGGTAGCTGAAGCCCCAGAGAAACCCAAGAAAAGCCGTGCAATAAATTCACCCGCTAAGAAACGGACACCAGCGAAGAAGGCGAAGAAATGAAACTACGTGCAAGCAGAAATGGTACTTGGCCTGCTGGCTGTCATTGGATAACAGGCGAAGTGCGCACGATTAAAGTGGCCAAAGGTGTTGAATTACCATCATGGTTGTCTGAAGCCAAGGCACCAACCAAAAAACCAGCAGCAAAGAAGGATGACGAATAGTGGCATTGATTTCTGCCAGCGAAGCAAGAGGGTTTATTCCCGGTTTGACCGGCACAGGTGAGGATACTATCCTCGATCTGTTTATATCTCGTTTTGACTCGTTGGCAGCAGCACATTGTGGCTTTCCTGTAAATAACTCTGGCACACACAGCATGGAATCAAAGAATTATATCGAATTCTTGAATGGTCCGGGTGGCAGAGAATTGCGGCTGACCGTACGACCGATTATCAGCATATCCACGGTCATAGACGATCCGGACCTCGAATATGATGACAGTACGGAGACCATACCTGCCAGCCAATTCCATGTCCACAACAGCGAGGGTAGGATCCTACTGAAAGATGACGCAGAGAAAAGCCCATTTTCTACTGCCAAGAGAGCCATTAGGGTGGATTACATGGCTGGGTATGCCACTCCACCAGAAGGTATCAAGCATGCATGTGGGATCCAAGTGGCTAATTGGTTTACGTCAAGGAATTCGATTGGCAAAACCAAAGTATCTCAAGGTGGCGGCTCGGCTGATATGCTTGGGTTCTCACTCATGGATTCTGTGAAACAGTCCCTGCAACCATATAGGCTTGCCACAGCCTGGGTTGGATGATGGGGAATACACTACCCGATTTGGTTGGTAGACTTAGGACGGCACAAACGTCTGGTATCATCAGAGCGATGCATGCTATCACTATCAAATTCGCTGCACAGGCAGAGTATTATGCAAAGGGTTTTGCCACCACAAAATTGAGAGTGAGGAGTGGTAGACTTAGGTCAAGCCTTAAGGGTAGGCCACTGTTGGTAGACAGGCGAACATTCGCCATTGAGCTTTCATCTGATGTCAAATATGCAGCTGCGCATGAATTCGGTAAGATTATAACACCAAAAAGGTCTAAATTCCTTACCATACCAGTCCATGACGAGTTGAAGACTAGAGCAGGTGTGGCTAGATATCCATCCGCTAGGTTTGTTCCTAATCTATCATACGCGCAATCCAGGAAAGGACAACCATTGCTAGTGCATGAATTGACTGGTGAGGTATGGTATGTCTTGCGTCAACGCGTAGAAATCCCAGAGAGGCCATTTATGCGGCCAGCCATGAGAAGGGTAGCAAGAAACCTATCGCCAGCCATCCAAGATGCCTTGCAGGGTGTGGTGAGATTATAAATGGCTAGCACCGAGCAAAGCATCATGTCCAGAGTGAAAACGGATTTAGCAGCCATAGATGGTAGTGGTTCGTATAATTATGATTTCTCTGCTGCTGATCAAGTATCTCTGGCATTAGCCATTGATCCACTTAGAGTGCCCGGCATCTATGTGTCACCTTTGACAACCACGACTAGCCAGACTGCAGGCAGAACCCCCATGAATAGGTATGATAGGGAAATGGTTTTGCAGATCGATGTGTTTGTACCCACCACATCATCATCACCCGGCACAGCTATACTGGCTGCGCTCGACGCACAAAGCGATGTGATGCGTGCACTAGAGAATGATCGTGCCCTTGGTGGTTTGGTTCATGATGTGGAAATTGATGCGTCCGCCTATGACGGTGCTGAATTGGATCGTCCGCGTATGGGTGTTTCTACGCTCAGGCTAAAAGTCAAATACTCAGAAATAGCAGGGTCTTAATATGTCATGGTTAGGAGAAGATTGGTTGTATCGCACACCACTAACATACGCGAATCACAGTGGTCTGTCAGCACCAGAAGGACAAATCACTATCCCCACGGCCATGGGCAAATTCTGGAATAACGTTCTATCTACGTTCAACGATGTGCGGGTGACTAGTGCCGATGGTGTGACCTTGCTTGATTGGGCGTTTGATGGTGGCGTACCATCTAAGGCTAATCGCACGTGTACAATCCAGATTGATGAACATGATGTTGCCACCCCATATGGTAATGATGCATCATCTGCCTCTGTTGGGGCATTCTTATACTGGGGCAATTATGATGCAAACCTTATTAGTGGAGAAAACGTCAGCACCAATATCACCACGACACCAAAGACAGTAAGTGTTGAGCTGAGTGATCCATCAAGTGCGAACACCAATTATAGATTAAAATGTTATATGCCGGGACCAGACCAAGTTAATCCGACACATAGGATTAGAAAACAGGTTGCTGACGATGTGCGCATATTCTGGGATTTGTCTGATTGTGTGATGAAGCTCGGGCGTAGAAACCAACAATCAGTGAGGAATGAAGAAATCGCATATGTGAAGGCTATTATCTATGACCAAGATGGTGGCGACACGACATCTGCCATGACAGTGCTGAATTCAATCACTATAGCAGATGACTATGTGGTACAAATGCCCATCAAGGCAGGCACTCATGAAAAGCGATACATCATTATTATGACTTTTGGCCTTGTTGATGAGGCTGGAGGCATGCGTGTTCTCGATCAACGTGCTACATTATTGGTAAATAATCTGGCGCTCCACTCTTCTTAATAAAAGGTATATATAATGGCAACATCATCCTATTTTGGCCGCAATTCATTCGTTGGCGTGGCTGAAGAAACCACATATGGTACGCACATCGATAGTCCAACGGTCACACGACCGATCATATCCTGCTCGATGCTTAGACAAGTGGAAAAAGTGGAACGTGGAAATCTGCGAGTCGTTGGTGTGGCCGGTCTGCGCAAAGGCCACTATATCGTATCCGACAAAGTGACTGGCAGTATTGAGCTTGAAGCCACGTATGACAATGTAGGGTATTTTATTCATCAAGCGCTGGGTGCGTCGTCTACATCAGCTGGAACACCAAATACTCATGTGTATACGATGGGCGATGTGCCAGTGAAGGGTACCACACTCCGCTTGCAGCGTGGTACTAGTGATTACTCGGAGACATTCGAGGGTACGGTATTCAATACGTTAACGATGTCTTGTGCAGCTGGGGAAATAATGTCCCTATCTCTAGACATGCTGGCAGAGACAAGCCTTGATACCAGCCCATCGACAGCAGCACGTGGTAACACAACCTTGACATTTGCAGATCCGACCTACGAGAATCTGGTGCTCCACCAGCACGCTGGTGATCTAAGCTGGAATAGTCAGACTTTTGAATTGATCGACTTCGAATACAAGCTAGAGAATGGGCTATCAGAGCGTATGCGGTTAGGATCACTCCTCACCAAACAACCCGTGCAATCTGACTATAGGACTTCAACCGTCACAGTCACATTTGAGACTGACGATGTGGAGGGTTACCAGAAATTCATTGATGACACTACTTCTGATCTTAGTGTGACCTTCAACAACGATGGGACCTCTGGCAACGAACGAGAAATGAAATTCGAATTGAACAATGCCTACATCGAGAGTTATACAGATGAGATTAGTGAGACCGGTTTGATCACAGCTAGTGTGACGTACAAGGCACAGGGTGATGGCACTAGTGGTCTGGCCTTGGGTACGCAGATTTCGGTCAAGAATCAGAACAGTACACCAGTGCATAGTGGATAATCAACAACAACCCAAGTCAAATTAGGAGGACATTATGGGTAACATTCTTGCAGCAATCGAAAGCTGTGCAACATCAGTCGTTGAGGCTGGAGACATGAACTGGAGGGTACGCAAGGTATCATCAGCCGACCTCGCAAGGGTAGGCCATGCTGCCTTGGCTGTGGCCCAAGGGCTAGAAGTACCAGATACTGACGGTAAGTCAAGCGAAGATGTGTTGGAACAGGTTGCTGCCACACCAGTCAAACACCTAGAAACCATGGCTAGGCTGAAAGATGCAGTGTTGGCAGCTGGTCTGCTGGCTGTTGGTGATCCTGATACCGGTGAATGGGAAGATGTAAAGGTGGTATTGGACGTGGACGCCAGCGATGCCGAGAATGGTAAGCTGTGGGTTGGGGCCATTCCATCTGGTATTAGTGATGACTTATTCCAAGAGATTATGTCTTTGTCGACAGATGGAGGCGCAGCCATTGAACGGCTGCGAGCCTTTCGAGGATCAACCGGAAACACTACTGGTAATCGATCAGGTCGCAAGAAGGTACGGAAG